AAAGGGCTGCGCCACCACCACTAGAACCACCACCAATTTCTTTAATGGTACCGCTATCATTAATATAAAACTTTTGAGCGCTAGTATCAATACCGACTTCACCTACAGCTAAATCGCTAGTGGTTGGTGTAGCTGTACCTCTTTTTAGTTTAATTTGTGTCGCCATTAATAATATCCCTTAAACGCTGACGACTTAATTAAAATGTTCCGCCGTCTATCGCTGTTACCGTTACTGCACCAGATGTAACTGTAAAGTTATCCGAACTGAATGAAGCAACACCTTTATTACTTGTAGTTGCTAACTCACCGATAATATTTAAAATACCACCAGAGATTGTAGCGTCAATACCTTCACCACCTAAAATGGATAATGATTGACCTAAACCTACACTTACGGAAGTTGAACTGTCATCTGTAAATGCGATTGTTGAGTTTGCTAATTGATTGTTTGCAACAGTACCAGTCAATGAACTTGCTGGATAATTTGTTGCATCTGATAAATCAAATGCTGGAGTAGCATCTGTATCGCCTAAGTTAAATGTAATACCACCAATACCGATTGTTGAATTACTTAGTTTAGCATTTGCGATTGAACCTGCTAACATAGCATTTGTAATACCAAGAGCTTTAACTTGTAAAGCATCACTTGATACTTCAATTGAACTGTCATCTACTTCTACATCTAATTGGTTACCAGTTTTTGATAAAGCAGCCCCAGCACTAATCTGACCTGCGCCAGAGAATTGTGAGAATGTGATGTCAGTAGAACCAAAAGTTGGTGTGCCATTATGAGTTGCAACATAACCGTTATCTGCGTTTGCCGAACCAGCTTCAACAAAGAAGAATGTTCCGCCAGTTAATTCAGCAGCTGTATCAGCATCTGGACTTCTAGTCAATACGAATGCTGTTGAACCGTCACCTACTGTTGTTACTTTATAGATACCGTTTTGAACTGCACTTGATTGGTCTTTAACAAGAATTCTATCATTAACATTTGGTGTAACACCATCAATTGATAATGCACCATTAGAACCTGCTGTTAAAGTACCTGCACCGTTATTATAAGTTGCCGATAAGTTAGCTGTAGTAGCAAGTTGACAAGATTCTTTTACATCTAATCCGTTTACAACACCATCTACATATGATTTGTTAGCTGCATCATTGTCAGCTGTTGGAGTTGCAACATTAATAATTTTATTTGAGTTTACATCAATCGAACCTGTGCCGTTAGCATCTAATACTAAGTCGCCATTTGAATCTGTAGATGTAATTGTATTACCATCTAAACTAATATTATCAACTTTAATAATCGTAGTTGGTGTAGAGTTACCAATTGTACCGCCTTCGATTGTAGCAGTATTAACTGCTGGACTTGTTAAAGTTTTATTAGTTAGTGTTTCTGTTCCAGCTAAAGTAGCAAATGAACCATCACTTAACGCACTATTAAAATTAGCAGTAGTACCTGTTAAAGTATTATTTGCTAAGTCGATAGATTTGTTAGTTAATGTATCAGTAGAACTTGCTGTGATATAAGAACCTAAGTCTGAAATGTTTGACTCAGTAATAGTGATTGTGTTACTTGCACTATTAATTGTTTTGTTAGTTAATGTATCAGTTGTCGCTCTACCTACTAAAGTGTCTGTAGATGTAGGTAATGTTAATGTACCTGTGTTACTGATAGATGAAATAACAGGAGTTGTTAAAGTTTTATTAGTTAGTGTTTCAGAACCTGCTAATGTAGCAAATGAACCATCTGATAATGCACTATTAAATTCAGCAGTAGTACCTGTTACAGTTGCTTCAGATAAATCTATTGTTAATGTGTTGTTCGCACTATCAATAGTTTTGTTTGTTAGTGTGTCTGTTGAATCTTCAGTTACAACATTTGAATCTAAGTTGATAGAAATTGTATCACCAGAAGCTGCTGTAGTAATACCAGAACCACCTGTAATTTTAAGTGTGTCTGTTGCTAAACTAATTGTAGCTGCTGTTGAACTTTCATCAACGATTGTTAATGTTGTTGAGATTGAAGCAGAACCAGCTGCTGTTAATCTACCTTGTTGGTCAACTGTAAATGTTGGTATAGATGTAGCAGAACCATAAGCACCTGGAGTTACTGCTGTGTCATCTAAGTCAATTGAAATGTCATTATTAGAAACAGTTGTTGTGATACCTGTATCACCTGTGAATGTAATTGTTTCACCTGTGTTTACACTATCGTTTGAACCTACATCAGCACCTATAGAGAGAGTTTGTGTGACTGTGCCGAATGATAAGTTACCTGAACCATCTGTTTTTAAGAATTGTCCATTTGAACCATCACCATCAGGTAAAACAAAAGTTACATTACTTGTTACTGAGTTTGGAGCTTTTAACGCAACAAAATTTGTACCGTTGTTTGTTCCTTCGTTGAGGGTTAAAGTACCACCTATGGTAGTAGAATTTCCTATTTTGATTGCACTAATAGCTGAGTTACTATCTGCTGTTAAAGCTGAACTCGCTGTTAATGTACCATCTACATGGTCTAATTTATCTACGAAATATTGGCCACCTATAACCGTGACATTGTTTGCATATCCATCGCCGCCTGCACCACCTTCACCAATAAAGAGTCTATCTCCTAAGTTGGCTTGGGTACCTGTACCATAAGTATAAGCTAATTCACCGTCAAAAAGGCTTGATGGAGCTGTAGTATTACTACTTCTTTTTATCTGAATTACTGTTGACATCTATTTAAGCTCCTAAAATGTTCCACCATTGAATATAATTGTACCTGTATTGGTTTCAATGGTTGTTTTTGTTACGAATTTATCACTTGGGGCATCATATTGCAATAAGGCGCCATCGGTAAGTGTAGTAGCATCAACATCTGTCAAACTTCTAAGTCTGTTTGTATTTACTACAGACAAGTTTGTACTAGGGACTTGAACAGATACCTGTTGTGGTCCGGATGAAGTAGTGGAGTTAATATTTGCACGAACTCCGCCAGTTTGATTAATTACTGCTTTAACCATGTATGGTTCCTCTCTCTTTGTAATATTTATAACGAAAGTGTATTGAGGAAAAGATTAATTATACTTTAGGATTAACAGTAATAATGCCTTCTATCACTCTGGTAACTGTACCGTCAGCGGTTTTAGTAATATAGACATCATAAACATATCTGGCAGGTGCATCTAAAGATGCTGTTTGTGTATCTGTAAGAGATAACGAAATGACACCAGTTGTGGTATCACTAGCAATTGCTGTTGTAATAGTTGTAGTTGTAGAAGAACCGTGAGCATTGGCCAATTTGGCCTGCGCTGTGTAACCTGCTAAATCAACAGCGTCACCATCACTATTAGTAACTGTGACATCTGAAGTAAAGGTTGCGCCTTGGTCTATTCTAAGATTTGCTATTGCTGCCATTGAATTGTTTTATACCTTCGTTAATTTTATCATTATAATAAGTTGTTAGTACATCAATTTTTTCCAATTCAATTTCGTGTCTTACTTTAGAAGTTTGTAACTCTTGTCTTGCAACAATAGTGTTTCTTAAAGTAAGTGGAAACTTGTCCAAATCATAATCAGTTCCATCTATTGTTATAACATTTTTTACTGTTTCATTTTCACTCATTTTCAATCCTCAATTAAAGTTTTTTATTATGTTTCTTAATCTCGTTGATTAATTTTGCTTTTGTTAATCGTTTGTCTAATTCAACACCGATTTTTCTGCCAAGTTTTTCTAACTCAGCTTTTGTCTTTTTCTCTACACCTTTTAAATCAAGTTTTTCAACTTTTTTTACTTGTTCTTTTGGAAAAAGAAAATTCTTAATTTTTTCAAATATATTCATGTGTCCCCTCTATTATTTAGTCAAGTCTTTGATACTTAAAAGATAGATTTACTAAGAAATCTTTATTATCATTCTTATCAATTTCGTGTTTTAAATGAGAAGGCCATACTATAAATTGGCCTACTTTCATTGGAATTGTCCAACTTCTCATTCTTCTACGACCATCATCATAATGAATTGTAATGGATGATTGTTTTTCTCCCATACCAATACAGTATAATGCTGAATAATCAGGTGAACCATATAAATTAAATTCATCTATATGTTGATGAACAGGTATAACTTCATTTGTTTGTTGAATTAAACCTGATATGCCATCATCTGGTAAAGGCAATAAAGTAAATCCATATTTTTCTCTCCAATGGTCTCTAATATAATCTTGTACCCATTGAATGTGTTGATGATAATTTACTTTACGGTAATGTTTTTTCCATCTAA